CTTTTACAAGCCAATTATATATCGGCGCTCCGAATTTCGTGCTATTGAATTGCTCCTGCTCAAGCAATTCAGCAAATCCCTGTGCCGCATGGGAAAGGGCGCCGGCTGCTTCTTCGACATCGTATTCATCTGTCGCGTCTTCTTGAACTATCTTGTCAAGAAGGGCGGTGGTAGTCTTCCATCCATTGGCTATGTCTGGATCCGCCCATGGATCATACGCCGACAATTCACTTGCATGAGAGCCCGTTGCTTTCTTGAAACCTCTCTTCAATCCAGAAAAAAAGCTCTCATCTACCGTAACGGCTTCAAGCTCTTCCTGAATAATCTGTTTGAGTTTTGTTTTTGTGATTTTCATTTGTCTGATTTCCTTAAAAAAATAAAAGCGGGCGCAACCCGCACGAGCTAAGAGCCTTTACAACAACGACGAACATCTGGAATGTTAATTCTTCGCATTTTCTTCTCCTGAAAGTTGAATGTTGAGCCCACGATCTCCAAAAATCATATTGAAAACATAAGATGTTCCCGAACTTAAACAGCCCAGAATAAAATAGTTAGCGACAGTGTGTTCGAAAGTAAATAGTTCTGTCCAGCCGTTTATGCCACACAAAAAAACTCCCACCCAAAAGCCCACACACATGGGGCAATGGAAGAAGTGATGCTTGGGTCGGATCTTGTTAAAGATGGTGCCGAAGCATAATAGTTGTGTCATTCCGTATGCGGTGAGCACAAATGTCAGGAGTTGCAAATTAACCTCTACTCGTAAGTGTAAGACATCCAGTGGTGAGCATTGCCTGTTTGAGTCTGCGCAGAGCCCTTCGAGTCTTGATGTGGAATCTCGCCAAGTTCTGTCGAGCGTTCGTCGTCCGGATCAACAAAGCGGTCGACCATCATGTCTTCAAACTTATCGATGAACTCAAAGTATGGGCGTTCTTCTTCTATCCACTTCTGGATATTTAGTAAAGTGAGCTTCACTGTGTCGTGTGCTTCTCCTGTGAGGAGTTTTGCCTCAAGGGATCCGTAAATTGCGCCAGACTGAACAGAACTTATGTTTATAAGCCCCTTCTTTGTAAGAAACTTAAACAACCGGTTCTCCGTGCTGTATACCAAGTCAGACATTAAGTCTTTTGGGAATGCGACGATCTTCATCTTCTTTGGCATAACGATAATGTCTACGTCTGCGTGATCCATTATCATGTAGTCACCATCCATGGTTCGTCTGATTACCATTTCTAGTTTTGCGACTGCGGGTTTCGAGTGCGCTTTTTCTATCGCCTCGTCTCCTATAATAACTCTAACTGTCATTAGCTGTTAATCTCTCTGGCTAATTCTTGTATTTTAAGAACTTGTTGAATCAGTTTATCATCTATTGGTTGATTCCTGAACTCTTCCATTTTCTCAGATAGCATCGATGCCTTTCTGATCATTTCTTTGTCGTCTTTTATCTCTTCGCTCTCGGTCATAACTTCCACTTCACCTTTAAGTCGGTGAATTTCTTCGTTGAGATATACTTTAAACTCTAGGTTGTTCTCTCCGAAGAGTGTGACATATTTTCCGATAAGTGCTTTTTGGTTTTCGTCGAGCCTTCCGTCATACTTCTCATTAAAGCTCTCAACAACTTTCTTATACACCAAGTCATCAACGTGCGGCATTGCTTTTGCTTCGACCACTTCTTCTGGTTTCGAGATGATCCCTTGTATGATAGTTCTCTCAAGCAAGACGCGGTGCTTAGTTGAAACATCTGTTCCGAATATCTGAGAGATCGTTGCGAGGTTGCGGTAGTTGGGGACGAAATTGTCATAAATCTTTGTTCCAAACTGCTTATTGATAATGTTGATAATGTCGCTCTGAGCTTCAAAGATCTCTTCTTTGTTCAAAGACTCATATTCTCTTCTTGCTTCTTGGATTAATCTTTCCGCAAAATAAAGATCCGCGCCGGAGGTTTCTCCGAGCGTCTTGTATAGTTCTAATTCTTTACGGAGAGGCTTGTTGCGGCCGAAATGTTCTTTTACTAAGGATAGCAAGGAATTCTTGCGAGGAATGTTTTTAGACACGACTGCCTTTGCCACTTCTTTTGTCAAGACCTCATAAAGAAATGCTGTGTTACGCTTTTTATTGTGCTTCAGTTTCATTCTTTTTTAACTCCGATCTTTTCAATTCTTTAACGAGAGCCTGGGCTTCCCTGTTTGACTTGAGAAGTTTTTTCTCCTCACTTGCAAACCTACTCTCATAAATAGTATTCCCGTCTTCGAATAGCCCTTTCGCCAAATAACCAAGTCCGTCTGGACCTGAAAGGCCCGGAAGAGTTGTTCTGGTGCTTATCTCTGGCGTTGCTTTGCTCTTGTAGTTTTTGCCGCGGCCTGCTTTTTCGCGACCGTCGTTCTTGACAGGCTTGTAAGCATTGCGCTTTCGGATGCGATCTTTCGCTTTACGAACCTCTTCTGGGTCGTCATCTCTTTTACCCGGCGCAGCCAAGAGGACATCCTCTTCTCCGCCTTCGTCGCCCCCGACGTCACCACCGAGATCATCTCCACCGAGATCATCACCACCTAAGTCATCTCCACCTAAGTCAAGATCGTCTCCGCCGAGGTCATCTCCGCCGAGATCACCACCAAGGTCGCCTCCGCCAAACGAACTGGCTGCTGCTTCTTGTTCTGCCTCTGCGGTTGCTGCGAGATTTGCGTCGAACTTACGGTCGTAGTATAGTTCTCTTTGATTGCGGATAAACTCTTCGTGCGATAAGTTGAATAGGTTTTCGGCAACCCATCTGCGCGAGAAGAAGCCTTCTGTTGCTCTCCCTGCGACATCGAACTTCTTATCCCATCTTTCGAGTTCTTGAAGTTCAGCAATGATAGATGGGTTGTTCAAGTTTAGTTTGAAGTTTAGTAAGTCCTCTCCGTCGTAACCAAGAGTGTAAAGATGGACAATACCAATCTTCTCAAGTTCTGAAACGACTGCTCGTTGTAGTCGTTGAATAGTGCGAGCGAAACGGATGTCTTTTTGGGCGAGAGTGGTTTTGTCCTCTTCTGCGCCCTCTGAGTGGGTAAGGTAGGATGCCGGGACTTTAAGCGCTGCGAACAACTTGTCTTTAAGGTATTTGACATCATCGATGTCGCCGGTGCGTGTGCCGCCGGCAATAGAAGAAATCTCCGTCGCAGAACCTCCCCGAACAGGAATGAAATAATCTTCTTCGACGGATAGAGGGTTATAGCGAAGATCTACACGACCAGAGTTTTGATCAGTAATAGAGTTGCGCTTCATCGAAGTGATGACTTTTTGCATATATTGCTCAACCTCGTTTGGAGGGATCTGGCCAACATCAATCTTGAAAACTTTTCTTTCTGGCGCTCTGACAATACGATAAGCCATCATCGCGTCTTCGAGAAGGGTCAGTTGGCGCCAGATACGGCGAGCGGCTTCGAGAACTGATGTTCCGTAAGGTGCGTATTTGTCATTACCTAGGACGCGGAAGTGGCCAACTTGCCAATTCTCGAAGGTCATTCCGGCGGTGTTCCATTGGTATTGAATATAGTTTGGGTTTGTCTTGTCTTCGCCCTCTAATCGTTCCATTTCTTGAGTAGGAACTCCGATGGTGCTAGTGATGCCCATCTTCTCGTCAATGTCTAGATAGATGAAGAAGTCACCGTATTTACACATAGACCGACACCAGCCGAATAAGTTGTGCTCTACGTTCATCACTTCGTGATAGAGGGATCCCAATACTGCTTTGATTTCTTCGTTGGGACAGGAGATGTTCAGCATTGGAGACAGAGAGGAGTGTGTGGTCATCTCGTCTGCGTAGATGTCGAGAGCCGAAGCAATGATTGGCTCATATTCCATCTGATCGAAATCCACATAACGCTCGGTGCGGTTATGCTGATTCATGATGTGAAGCTGAGTCGTGTTTATTTCGCTGTATTTGCTTCTCTTAAACTCTTGTCCACTGGCCGAGCGGAAGCGAGAGGAATATTTGTCCATCTTAGAGCGTCGTAGGTGGCGACTTGCTTGTGTTCTGCGGTCAACGATAGGTCCAGAAAAAATCTTGGTCAGGGCTTGGAATAGGCCTGATGATTGGTTTCTTGGATTTCTTGTATTCTTTGCCATTTATCTATCCCTTAATTAACCAAACAAAATCTTTATAATGTTGTCTAGCTTCTTTTGCTTCTCTGCTGAGGCCTTTGTTGTGACCGGTCATGCCCGGTATTGTTGTTTGAAAATTGTTGTTTGAAACTGTGATTGAACTAACCATTGCCTTCTTGTATTCCATTTCTCGTATGTTAACTGTTAGAGCCGTATCTTTTACCCAGCAACCAATTGCAAGAGCCATCACTAAGTCGTCGTTGTAGGACCTCATAGCTTGAGCTTTGTTATTGTTCCAGATGAAAGTTTTGAACTCCCCAATAATACGAGATGAGTACAAAGTAACTAGTTGGTTCCGGATGAATTCTTCCATTTTGGCTATTATTAGCGGCCTTGTTTTAGACGAGGTAGTGAAGCCCGGAACTGCGTTTGCTATGTTCTCTGCTTGTGCTTCTGGAATGTATTCGTGTGTTCCCTTAATAGAGAAGTAAAGATTTGGATACAGCCTGTCTTGTAGTTTTTCAAGAATAGAGATTCCCAAACTGTTGTTCTCGACAACCAGCATCGCTCCGCCGAACTCTCTTCCCGTGCTGTCCAAAATGGATGCGAACTGCTCTAAGGTTGCCTTTCCTTGGTACTCACCGATGATCTCCATTGTTTCCAGTTTTATGACGTGAAAAACAGAGTAGTCAGCGCCATCTCCACGAGCAACATCGGCGACGACGAGGTAAGTGGCGGCGTCATCATACCGCTCCCACAGCCACAAGTTACGATCAAAACCAACACGATAAGATGGCTCAACGATCCCATCATTTAGGCGGCCGAGATCCTCTGGGCGTATTACTGTTTCGCCTGACGAGTTGAATGAACACTCAAGCTCCTGTGCGATCTGGCGGGGAGACATGTTGCGAGTCTCTTTCTGGAACCATTCCTGATCTCTTTCGGGATGGACGTGCCAAGGTAGGTTGACTGGGTGGAAGTCGTTTGTGCCGGACTCTGCCTCAACATAGGTCTTGTGGAACCAGTTGCCGACACCGTTTGGTGTGGAGAGTGCGATGCAGCGACCACCAGTTGATAGTGTGGGATACAAGCCTGTCCATAGCTCTTCTAAGCCATCAACGTGGGCGGCTTCGTCTATGACGAGGAGGGAAAGCGCTTCAGAACGACCAGCGTCACCTGATGTAGATGATGCCTTGACTTCGGATCCGTTGGTCAGGACGAAGGAAGTTCTGTTGTCGATCTTGATGCTTGCTATTCTCATCCACGGTGGGAGATTCAGCATCATAGCTTTGACTTTCTTTACCAAATTTGCGGCGGTCTGGAACTTGGTTGCGATTACGAGAACATTCTTGTCTCTGTAAAACAGTAGTAGCCAACAGATATACGCGGCTGTTACGGTAGAAATACCAAGTTGGCGGCCCTTAAGGATGACGCTAAAACGGTAGTCGTCAAAGTCTTCGAGCAAGTCGTCTTGAAATGGGTAAGTCTTGAACGGGATGAGCCCGTGCATTGGGTGAGAGATTTTTGCGTAGTTGTTGATAAAGTATTTGGAATCTTTACCACACTTAATTATCTCTTTGACAATTTCTTTTCTAGTGAGAGCAGAGGACATTATTCCTTTCGGGTGTCATTCTTTGCTTTT